GTAACGGCGTTAGCCGGCACGGCAAAAGTATCGGACTTAAAGAACGATGCCAACCTTATAGCAGCTATTCGTTCGATAGATGGCGTAAATACTATCGCTGTTGCAGGTTTGACCAAAGATACCGATATAACAACAGCTGTAACGGGAGCACAGCTACTTGTAGACAGGCTCAAGGACGACCATATATACATAGACGCCATATTGCTCGAAGGTGTGGGGGACTACATATCGGGGGCAATATCTACGTGGACAGACTTGCGACCGCTTGCCTCGCCTAATGTATCGGTGATAATAGGTAGAGATACAAAGGTATCGACATCGAATGCCGCCTTTGCCAAACACGCTGCCGTGGGCTCGGCTCTCGGTATGTTGCTTGTGCGTGCCGTGCACGAAAATCTCGGTTCGGTGGATATAGAAACTAAACCGTCGGCGTCGCGTGGACAGCAGGATTATCCTCTGTCTGACGTAAAGAGAGGTCTATTTATGGACGCTTCTCTTAGTAACGGGGTTGCATACAATAAGCTGTCGGTAGCCGACCAAAGACAACTCGACCAATTCGGCTACATATACATAGGGGCGTTCGACGGGTATGCCGGATATTATTTCAGCAACTCGCATACTGCCGCTCAATCGGACAGCGACTACTGCTTCATAGAACGTAATGCCGTATTGAATAAGGCAGCACGTATCATCCGTAAGACGCTTATACCGCGTATACGCTCTAAGGTAGAAGCCAACCCTGCGACGGGATATATCAAGGGCACCACGATAGACAGCTGGAAAAGACGCTGCCTGCGTGCACTGGAGCCTATGGTGGTGGCAGGGAACTGTGCCTCGGTAGACGTACAGATAAACGAGAAACAGGCAGCCGTATCAAGCGTTCCGTTCAAGATTGGTGTGCGGATAGTAGCGGACGGAGTGGTTCACGAATTTGAGGTGGACTTGGGTTTCACAAATAAAATTTAAACGACATGGCAACGATAATTAATCGATTTGGAAAGGTAGCAGGATGGAACTCTATCACGGTAAACCTGCTCGGACGTGATGTGGAAGGTATCACGGAGATTGAATACAGCGACTCGCTCGAAAAAGAGAACATACGTGGTGCAGGGGCTTACCCTGTTGGTCGTGGAGAGGGCAACTATGAGGCGAAAGCATCTATTACCCTGCAACACGAGGAGGCAGTAGCTCTCAAAGCATCGCTTGGAGCAGGTAGAACGCTTACGGATATAGCTCCGTTTGACATAGTGGTACGGTACGAGTACGACAACTTTGTATACAAAGATGTCATTTGCAATTGTGAGTTCACGGGCAATGCCCGCTCTGTAAAGCAAGGTGATCACTCGATATCGAACAAGTATGACCTCATAGTGTCGCACATCGAGTGGAACGCTCAATAACTTAGTGAATAATAACAATAAATTAATAATCAATTAAAAGCAATGAAGAAATTTTTAGGAAGATTTTTGACAGTGTTGCTTCTCTTTGTAGGGGCAATGGTTTGCGTTGCAAACGCAACAGGTTTAACGGACTTGTCTTTTGCCGATATGGGAGGACAGTACACTATCGTCTCGACGGCAATGGCAGGTATAGCTATTCCCGCATTCGACATCGGTCGTCTGAAGGCGGTGAGTCGAGAGGCGTTCGCCGAGTTACAAGCGAAATACAAACATCTTTATGTGATAGATGTTGTGGTGGACAAGGGCGAGGCGTATCAATTCATACTCCGACGACCGACAAGAGACATTATAATGGCACTGGGAGACACAAACGATGCAACCAAGAGGAGCGATATGATAATAAAGAACCTCGTAGTTGCGGGTAACGAGGACAACGTATTGGACGACGGAGTGGTGTTTAGTGCTTTTATGAGTAGGTCCGCCGAAATACTCAACGATGCTCAACATTTTTTATTCAAGGCATAGAGGAGGCAGAGCCTGATGGCTTTGTCCATCAGGTAAACGCATTGCTCAGAGCAAGTTATCCTAACGTCAAAATAGATGAGCTTAGCGACGACAGGTGGGTCTCGCTCTATGCGGAATGGAAATACTGTGAACGACAGAAATACGAGATACTCGTAGAAGCACAAAAAGAGGCACTCTCATTTATCCTTAACGAACTATTTAAGCGACAATAACAGAAAGGTGGCAACACAGAAGCAGCGAGATAGAGAGAAAGCGGAGCTATACCTGAAAAAGTTGGAGGTAGCTCGTCAGTCGACCTCCGTCAATCCGTTCGAGACACGAGAGGAGACGGAGGCTCGCATTGCCCGTGCACGGGAAGATGTTGCCTATATGGTCAAGACATATTTTCCAAAGTATGCCGAAGTAGAGAGTGCCCCTTTTCAGATTGATTTTGCAAGTGCGGTAGCCAATGATCCCCTTTTCAAGGGCTTTGCCGAGTGGGGGCGAGGTTTGGCTAAATCGGTATGGTGTAATATCTTTATACCAATATGGCTGTGGATGCGAGGCGAGGATGTGTTTATGTGTCTTATGTCCGATAGCGAGGACAGGGCAGATGAACTCCTTGCCGACGTCCAGGCAGAACTTGACGGGAATCCGCTGATAGTACACGACTTTGGTCGTCAGAAGGCAGAGGGCGATTGGGAGGTTGGTAATTTCAAGACGATAGACCATCGCTTTATCGGTATGGCTTTCGGTGTAAAACAAAAGGTCAGAGGGCTCAGGGTACGGCAACGCCGTCCTACTCTTTGGGTAATTGATGACCTGGAGACGCCCGACACCATATCGAACCCCAAGCGTATGTCTCGACAGGCAAGGCACATAGAGGCTGACGTAATGGGAACTATGGTAGACGACAGACGACGAATTCTGTATGCAAACAATAAGTTTGCGAGGGTAATGACGCAGACTATGCTGCAGGAACGACACCCGGAGTGGAAAGTATTCCAGGTAAAGGCATATAACAAGGCGACGTATGAGCCCGCTTGGAAGGCTCGTTACGATGCAGTTTTCTATCGGCAACAAGAGAAAGATATGGGTGTAGTAGCTGCCTATGCGGAATATAACCATGAACATAAGATAGAGGGTAAAATATTCTCAGAGGAACAGATACAATGGACGGATTTGCCCGATTTGCCCGAATTTAAGATGATAGTTGCCCATTGGGATATTGCCTATGCGGGCAACGAGACATCGGACTATAACGCTATAAAGGTATGGGGACTAAAGGATAGAAACTTTTATCTGATTGATTGTTATGTAAAACAGAGTAAAATGCTTCCTGCGGTAATGTGGCTTGCCGACTTCAAGAAGTCGCTGCCCGAAGGTGTAAACTTTATAGCTCAATACGAGAGCCAGTTTTGGAACGGTGAAGTACAACGTAGTATCGACGACGCAGAGGAGGCGGCAGGCATCTACCTAAATCTTATGAAGTGTCAAACGCCGAAGACCAACAAGCTGGGTAGGATGATAACGATGCAACCTTATTACCAAAACAGCCGTATATATTACAACGCCAAGCTCAAGTCTCATAACGACACACAGGTGGGCATAATACAGCTATGTGCCGTCGAGGAGGGCAGCACAGAACACGACGACTCTCCCGATGCAGACCAGCAGGCTTTGGCAGTGCTCGACAAATACGATACGCCTGTAAAAAAGGTATCGGGCGAAAAGAGTTGGCGTGTGGGAAAATTCAAACATAAATATGAGTGGTAAATAAGGCTTTATGAGGTACATAGAGAGAGAAGACCTGACGGCAGTGATACAAGGTAGGCTATTGGACGAGAGTATAGCCGAAGCCCCTGCCGATATATTAGACAAGTTGGAACACACTGCAATAGTGTTTGTGTGGTCGTATATATCGGGACGGTACGACTGCCCTAAGATATTCGGCAGTCCTGTGCTAAGACACGAGTTGCTTGTGCAGGTAATGTCTATGATAGTATGTTATCGTGCGGTAAGACGCAATGCGGCACGTAAGGTACCGGACGACTATTTGGCTCTCTATCGTGAAGCTCTCGAGATATTAGCTAATATACAGAAAGGTAGTCAACGACTCAACGGACTGCCCGAGATAACGGGCGAAAGCGGTACGAGCGGAAGCCTGATGTATGGAAGTAACCGCAATCCCGACTTCTTTATTTAGGGGATTTGTGAAAAGGTTTTACGAAAAGCTCCGTAAACAGATAATGAGCCGTCGATAGTGTGGCTAAGATAATGTATATAATCAACGGAACGCTTATAGCCCCGATGATTACCATAAGAACGATTTCGAAAATAGTAGGCTTCATAGTAGTATTATTTTGAGGCAAAGGTACAAAATAATTTTTGAATACAACAACAGATGTCGAGTAAAGTAACGCAATGGGTTTTGGAGTTTGTCGACAAGATAAGCTCTCCGATGAAACAGGTCGACGGTAACGTAAAAAAAGCTACCGAAGGGGCAACTAAGTTCGGCGACTGTCTCAGGCGTATTAACGCCATTAACTGGCAGGCAACACGCATGGGAGTAGAAGCCCTCAAAAGTGGCTTCGGAGAGATGTCGCAGGTGGGAGCCAACTTCGATGCGTCGATGCGACAGGTGTCGGCGATCACAGGCGTTACAGGAAAAGAACTCGATAAGCTCGGCGACCAGGCTCGGCGGTTGGCTAAGGAGTTCGGCAGCTCGGCAACGAACAATATGGAGGTATTCCAGACAGTTCTCTCGCGATTGGGACCGCAGATAGGCGATAATGCCGAAGCCTTGGGTAATATGGGAAAATACGCCAATACTCTCTCCAAGACGATGGGGGGAGATGTTACAGGAGCTGTAGATGCACTGACGACATCGTTGTTACAGTTCCAGGTAGACCTGAATGATCCTATCGCCGCCGCAAAAGAGATGGAGAGTATGATGAACGTAATAGCCGCAGGAGCCAAGTATGAGGCAGCGGAAGTACCGCAGATAAGTGCAGCTATCGAGCAGGCGGGCGTAGCCGCTAACCTTGCGGGCGTGAGCTTTGCCGAAGCCAACGCAGCTATTCAGGCTATGGCAGGAGGCGGCAAATATGGTTCTGAGGCAGGTATAGCCATTAGAAACGTTATAACAAGTATGTCGGCAGAAGCCAAGCTTAACAAAAAAGCCGCTGACGCTTTAAGAGCTTACGGTATAGATATGCAAAAGGTATCGGATGCCACCATACCATTTGCCGATAGGCTTAAAATGTTGCAGCCTGTCCAGAACGATATCAACGCCCTGACGCTAATGTTCGGCAGGGAGAATGCCGCGGCGGCACAGATACTTATTCGCTCCGCCGAAGAGCAGGAGGACTTGACGCAGAAGATAACGGGTACAAACGTTGCTTACGAACAGGCACAGACAGTCATGGAGGGATGGACAGAGAAGCTATCTCGATTCAAGCAAAAGATAGACGATATTAAAATCGGTACGTTTGGATTGACGAGCGTATTGGATGTTGTATTTGGGACTGCTGCAAGCGGCTTCGCACTATTGGCTAACTTCTCTACTGTATATTCCGGGTTCGGTCCTATCTTAAAATCTGCCACAGCTGCCTTAAAGGGTTGGGTATTATGGGCAAAAATAACGACTGCCGTCAATTGGCTTCTCAACCTCTCTTTGGGCTAATCCAATCACATGGGTAGTGGGAGGAGTGATGGTAGCCGTCGGAGCTTTCGTATTGTTATGGAAAAAGGTAGAGGGTTTTCGGGCTGTAATTACCGGTATGTGGGAGGTTCTTAAAACTTTCGGAAAAATAATCAAGGATTTTGTCGTAGACAGGATAAAAGGCTTTCTCAACGGAATAGGAGCACTCGGCAAAGCGATATCCGAACTGTTTGCCGGCAATTTTAAAGAGGCTTGGGCGTCGGCAAAAGAGGGTGTAAACGGTATTATCGGCGTAGACGCGGTAAAGAATGCCTACAACAATGCGAAGAGTATAGGAGAGAACTTTCAGAAGGGGTACAACGACGGCGTAGAAGCGTTTAGGGCATCGAACGGAATAAAGAGTACGTCGGGCGATACATCAAGTTTCACCGGCTATGCTTGGACAGGTAACGGTATTATGGCAAACGGAGTATCTGCCCCTGCCGCTATCGGTGCAAAGTCGGTAACACAAGGAAAGAACGCCGCTACTCTAACTCCAAAACGTAATGCATCCTCATCTTCGGGAGAAGGAGGTAAGGAGCTAAACCTCTCGGGAGGAGGTTCGTCCGGCGGAGGTAAGTCGATAACGATGAACCTTACTATCAACAACCACCTAAACGGCGTTAAAAATCCCGACGAGTTTGTAGAGATAGTGGTAAGGAAAATAAACGACCGATTGAGCGATGCTCTGGCGGTAGCAATATAAAAAAATCTATAAAAGTAATAACGACAATGACAACAAAAGAGTGGAAAAAGAAATTGACAGACGAGTGGTTCAAACAGCCGGGGATAAAAGAAGTTTACGGGATTGACCCCGATAAGACGTTCGACGAACAGTTCTCGGCAGTGAGCATAGAGAGCCTATTATTTTACGCTTTGGCGTTTGGATTGATGGTACTTGAAAAGATAGTAGGCGATAAAATCACAGAGCTCGAAGAGCATTTCAATCGCCTTCGTCCGCATACACTGAGCTGGTATGCAGAGAAAATCAAAGCATTTCAACTGGACTATACACTATCTCCGGACACCGATGTGTATTCGGAAATAAATGAAGACGCACAAGTAGTAAAATACTGTTCGTTGACAGAAAAAAACGGCATTTTATCGGCAAAAATAGCTGGGCAAAAGGACGGCAAGCCGTTCAGGCTGTCAGAGGAAACGGTCAAAAAGGTATCCGAGTATATTCGTAGAATAAAGGATGCCGGCGTGAGAATATTATTATCAAGCAATGAGGCTGACAAGTTTGCGGCAGAACTACTTATACATTACGATCCACTAAAGAACATAACTGCCGACGACATCAAGAAGGCGGTTGTGAAATACTTAGAAAGTATGCCTTCGATGGAGTTTACTCGAATATGGCTCTAATAGATACCATTCAGAAGATAGATGGGGTACGCGTTGCCGAGGTATTGACTTCCCAAGCAAAACATGGAGAGAATGACACAAAAGACATCGACAGCGTTTATATGTCTACTTCCGGCTATATGGAAATAGCAAAGTTATTTATAGAATTAAAACCATATCTATATGACCAACTTTAAACAAGTATTAAATTTTGCCTTCCAGCCGAGAACTTACAAGGGAGTAGCAAAATCCATATTGTCGGCTTTCGGCAGTATCTTAAACGAGATTTTGAGCAAATATATAACTTCATTCGAAGAAATGCACTACGACCTGTCTATTACCCCTCAGGTATGTTTTTTGGAAAAGATGCTCAACGATAAGTACGATAAGGAACAGCGTCGCATACGCATAGAGGACCCGGAAGTGATTGAAGGTCGTTTCTTTTTCCCCCACACTGATACTCCGGACAAGAAATTCTATTTCGGTAAAAAAGCGTACTTTGTAAAAGACACAAGGTATAATAACACAGATTTGAGATTTATCGTTGTATTGCCTGTATCAATCGAAGCAACCGATGAAATGCGAGCTTTAATAGACAGGTATAAGTTGGCCTCGGTTTCATACTGGATAGTCGAGAAATAGCATAAAAGTCAAAAATATGTGGGGAACATAAAAAAAGCCCCCGACTTTAATAGCGGAGAGTTTCGCAGGCTTCCGCAAATTAATTAAGGTGCACACACACCAAGCCAGAGGCATAAAGCCTTTGGGGTGTGTGTGCACCCTTTTTGTATAAAATCGCCTACGAAAGCTTTGCAAAATTAATAAATAATTCAATAATAGGAAATGACAAAATTCAATCAAAAAGAGCAACACGCCGTGATAGTGCGGTGTGACAGCGAGGAGGAACAGAGGGAGATTTTCGAGCGACTGAAATCTCAAGGTTTAACCGATTTAAAGATAGTGAGCGTATGAAGTTAGAAATCAGACACGAGTGCACAAACTTCGATAGCTTCCGTGCTAACAAGGTAAAATCGCTTTTTAATCCCGAACACGGGCATATTTGGCAACACGTCGCTGACCTTCCGATAGAAGATTTCGAATGGAAAATTGGTTTAATAGTAGGTCCAAGCGGTAGCGGTAAAACAAGTATCGGTAGCCGTATCTTCGGCGGAGGCATTCACGACCTTTACGACGGCTGGGCAGACGACAAGCCTATCGTGGATTGTATCGCTCACTATAAGTCTCTCAACGAGGTAACGGCAGCTCTTTCTGCTGTTGGACTCGGCGATGTGCCGTCGTGGTTACGACCGTTCAGGGTGTTGAGTAATGGAGAGAAATTCCGTGCCGGTTTGGCTCGTTTGGTAGTGGAACAACCACAAATGGCTATTGTCGATGAGTTTACCTCCGTCATCGGCCGCCAAATCGCCAAAGTGGGAGCGGCGGCGTTCGCCAAGACCTGGCGTAAAGGCAATGGGCAGATAGTATTACTATCGTGTCATTACGATATAATAGAATGGTTACAGCCCGACTGGATATACGATACTGCGGAGGCACGGTTTAGTCGTGACTGTCTTCGGCAACGCCCAACAATCGACCTTAAAATTTATCAAGTCTCAGGAAGTGCGTTCCGACATTTTAAACCGCATTATTATTTAGACTTGCCCCACCCGGTAGCAGCTCAATATTTTATCGGGGTAATAGACAACGAGCCTGTTTGCCACCTCGCTGTAACGCCTCTATTTACAGCTAAGGCGTATCGAGCTACACGTCTCGTTGTTATGCCCGAATGGCAAGGAATAGGTGTTGGTACGAAGTTTCTAAACGTTGTGTGTCAATACCACTTAGATGGCAATGGTCGCTGCGGACATAAGTATCCCGTGTTTTTTCATACGTCTCACCCTCAGCTATGTAGGGCATTGCGGCATTCGAACAAATGGGTGCAAACAGGTGCCATGCTATACGGAGGGAATAAGGCAAGGTGTGCCAAGTCTATCAGCAAGTCGAGGGCGAATAGAGGGAAAAATACAAAGGAGTACTCGTCGTCGGGCTATGGAGGGCATTTTAGAGCGGTACAATCATTTAAATATATTGGTTAATAATAATTCATAGAAAAGAAAGATGAAGGTAAAAGTTTTGGGCGATAAAAACGCCCCGGCTGTCCTCGCTGCACATAAATTGTTGCGGCAAATGGGACATTGTATTGTTGACGGAGCAGCGGACTTGGCAATAGCCCCACTCCTCACTGTAAAATTAAGTAACGAGGAGCTTAATGCCCCGCTATTGGGTACGTTGGTATTTCACCCATCGCCACTGCCATACGGGCGTGGGGCAAGTGCTATCCGATGAGCTTATAGGCGAAAAGAACCGATAACGGCAGCGACATGGTTTTGGGCGAACGAACGACTCGACGCAGGCGATATATGCGAGCAAGAAGTCGTTAAAATAGATTACTCCATATCTCCGCGGGAGTTCTACCATACACATATAATACCTGCTATGTCGCGGACATTGGAACGATGCTTAAACGCCCTTGCAATAGGGCTTAAACGTCAGGTCAAACAAATAGAGGAGTACGCAAGCTATGATGGCAGAATTGAATAAAATATACTGCGGTGACGCAGTGGAGGTACTGCGGTCGTTGCCTCCCGAGAGTGTAAACAGCATAGTTACAAGCCCTCCTTATTACGCCTTGCGGGATTATGGAGTGCACGGGCAAATAGGTTTGGAACAGTCGCCCGAAGAGTACGTCGATAAGTTGATAGAAGTGTTTACCGAATGCCGCCGCGTATTACGCTCGGACGGTACTTTGTGGCTCAATATCGGCGATTCATACGCCGGGAGCAATAAGGGCAAAGGTAAAAAGGTACGCACAGGTGTACAGCCTGATGCAAGCAATATCGGCGACATTATCACCACCTTCAATATCAAAGGCTACAAGAATAAGGATATAATAGGTATTCCGTGGCTACTTGCCTTTGCTCTTCGTGATAGCGGTTGGTACTTGCGGCAGGATATTATCTGGCACAAGCCGAATCCGATGCCCGAGAGCGTAGAAGACCGCTGTACAAAGGCACGCGAATATATCTTTTTGCTTTCAAAGTCACCAAAATATTACTTCGACTATCGTGCGATAATGGAGGACGCCAAATATGATGGTAGAAAGAAAATGGTAAGAGAGGGAAGCAAAAGGCTATCGCTTGGCGAAAAGGCTTGTTTGGGTGTACAAACTATCTGTAAAGGAGGCGAGCGTTGGAAGATAACAGACGGCAAGTATATGCGTCGCAAACGTGATGTTTGGACTGTCCCGACACGCCCACTTAAAGAGGCACACTTTGCTGCTTACCCGCCCGACTTAATCAAGCCTTGCATATTAGCCGGCTGTCCTGTCGGCGGCGTAGTCCTCGACCCCTTTATGGGTGCAGGGACAACAGCATTAGTAGCTCGGGAACTCGGACGGCATTACGTCGGAATAGAGCTAAACTCCGAATACGTTGGTATAGCGGAGCGGAGGTTGGGGTAAAGAAAAAAAGTATTTTTTTGTACTTTTCGTTTTGGCGATTATAACTATAATTTTTTGATTTTGTATTGGTCTGTGTAAAACTTTGTTTTCTTCGAAATTAATTGTGTGTCTGCTATCTGCCCAAACTCACAATCCATATTTTACGATATAATAAAAACTGCCTGCAAAACAATCTGTCTGCGGGCAGTTGCGCCATTTGTTGCCTTGCAAGGATTCGAACCCAGACAAGCAGTGCCAGAAACTGATGTGCTACCATTACACTACAAGGCAATAAACTCGACGGCAAAGATACTACATTTTTTACAATTACGGATAATTTTTTTTAATTAATTTTGTCTTTGCAAAAAATATTTGTCATTTCCTACCGTACGATGAACAGTTTTTTCACGATAAAATCCCCGTCTGATGGGCTTTTCAAGGACAAGGGAAGTCGGTTTATATCGTTTGCCTTTCCCGTAAGTAGTGCCGAAGAGGCTATGGCGATAGTGAAGCAGAAACGCAAAGAGTTTTTCGACGCCCGCCACGTGTGCTACGCATATATGATTGGCAGTATGCACGACGAGTTTCGTGCCAACGACGACGGAGAGCCGTCGGGGACGGCAGGCAGACCTATACTTGGGCAAATAAATGCAGCACAACTTACCGACATACTTGTGATAGTAGTACGTTATTTCGGCGGCACACTGCTTGGCACATCGGGTTTGATAAATGCCTACAAAACAGCCTCGGCAGAAGCTATTGCCAACGCACAGACAGTAGAGATACCAATCGAGAAATACGTTAAGATAGAGTGTTCGTACGACAACATTAACTATGTAATGAGACTGATAAAAGACCTCGAACTAAAAATAATAAGCCAACAGCAAACCACATATTGCTCGTTTACTCTCAGTTGCAAACAGGTGTTTTGGGAGCAGTTGCTACAACGTCTGGCAGAGAATCACCTGATAAAGTTCGAATTCGCTTGA